TTACCCGACTGGCGACAAGCCAACACAATATTAAATAAATTATTATTGAAATGATCAAACATTTCTTTCTGATAATCGTATAGATTGAAAGGAACTAATCCGTGATCAGGATGTATTACCTTAATGTACGTTTGAGCAAAGTACTTGGGATCGTTGGAACACTTGAGATATTCAGTCAGCTGAGCTTGAGTATAGGATTGCTCTATACCTTCTTTCTTAATATTGGCATTGCCGTTATATGATTCACTTCTGTTATCATTGCGCATATAATATATAGTATACTACTACCAGGCCTTACAGCTCCAGTATCTTGGTGTAGTTTTATCCTTTGCTGTATCACACTTGTGTCTTGCGTGGAATGATTTTTTTCTTGAGGGGATGTTTTTCTTAATGGTCATGTTTTTATCACCAAAATTTACCTTCTGTGCCGTACCATCACCATCCGGGTCAACAAACACTTTAGACTTTTTGACGTCACCAGCACTCGGCTTATTCAGCGCAACTTTTTTACCTTGATACGTTGCTTCGGTAAACTTTTTAAACGACTTCATACCTATGTCTCGTTTGGGGGAGTTATATCTTTAACTTGCTCTTGATGGATCAACCGTTGAAGCTCTGCAGTAGATCCAACAAAAACGTTGGTAGTGGTTTGCCCTGGAAGTAAAGCAGCAGGACCACTTTCCTGGGCCTTTTTAATTTCAACGCTCTTCTTGTTGAGGTCCATTAACTTGTCGGCTACATCGCCAGTATCTTTAATTAGCTTAGACAGCACCTCGTATGCGCGAGGGTGCTCCGAGCTCTTAGCCACTTCCATCATCTCGTCAATACCCTCGCGGCCTCTTTCTACGAGAGTATAGTACGTCTCTCGAGAAAAATCAAAATCAGATTTAATTTCTCCATCACCCTTATCATCAATCATACTATGCTCCTGCACTATCGAGACCCGATATCATAACTTCATTAAATCCATAATCGCTATCAGGACTAACCCCAACAGGCGTTGGAGTGACTCTTAACGTTTCCATTCTGCTCCCGTCCTTGTCCACCAGTATACCATCAACTTGCCTAATGATACTAGATATACTGTCCGTGGGCCCATAATACGTTGTCTTCATTTCAAAGTCTAAAGTGTATATAATAGTCCTACGCTGCTCTATAGATCCTTCAAAATCGTCCATGAAAGAAACAGCTTGTAGAGTAATTGGGATATCCTCTTTAAAATCATCATACCCATCAATTGGCTTAATGGTAACGTTGTACTGAGGTTTGAAGTATGGTAGAATTTGCTCCACTATTTGTAGGGCATCATCTTGGTTTTTACTGTATACATTCATCTGGAAGTTGATTGTATACGGCACGCCTGTATAGAACCGCATCTTATTATTTGCAGTTGTTCCTGGGCGGCTCACGGTATTTGTAGAGCGCAACATTCTTTGATCGTCTCGCGACAACCCTACTATCTCAAACGACATGCGGGGAAGCTTGATGGCAATCTGCCTTTCCAACTCCTCTCCATTATTCATCTGCTGAATTCGCTCAAGATACTTACGTCTTGGAGCGTACGCTAAAGGAACCTTTACTTGGCTGAGCACTTGGTTGTTGTTATCTGTTCGTATCACATATATGTTATTAAATAAGGAACCAAATAGAGCAACTGTCTTTCGAGTCTTTTCATGGTAGAAATACTGATTAAACATCTATGTCTCCGAACGGGTTGCTCTCCGAGAAATCCACAAATGTCAGAGCCTCGGCTTTAAAATTAGCATTCATATCAGATTCTTGGATCTTATTAATCTGCTGTACCAGGCTTGGGACAAACGATGCCGATGACTTATCTCCCACAACATTAAGGCCTGTGGCGAATTCGTGATACTTGCCATCATTGGCTCCGGCGTGTGCAACAAATATTTCATTGCTTGAGTCTGCCCACTTAACCACCTCACCCGACATAATAGCACCGGTTGCAAGCGTCTGAGACACCGTCTCCCCGACGATATACCCTGATGCTGAGTCAGATAGCACCATACGCCATTGATAACCAAACACCTCTTCAACGCGATCGATAGCCTCAATGCCAGTGTCGAAGTCCTCTCCAGAGTACTCATACAGCTCACACGACATCTTGAACACGGGAAGTTTATTAAGCTGGAAGAACGGATCTTCTGTTTCAACCTTCTGGATCTCAAACGTGGATTGGGACATAGGAAGATATATTAAATCTCCCTCTCTGGGGCGGTAAAAGGGTTTAGTGTCTGTTTCCTCATTGACGGCAACCTCAGCATTCCACCTACGGCGAGATACTATAAATGTGGCGGCGTCTCGAATCTCTATACCAAACTTAGTAAACAGATCACCTTCTCCATCAAACCCCTCAATGTTTTCAATATACATTTCGAGGCGGTATGTATCATTGTATGTATTAATGATATCATCAGACCAGACCTTATCGTATCCCTTGGATTCTCTTGGGATGTAATAACAATCCTGTCCAAACATCTTTAGAGATTCTATAACAATATCTTCGTATAGATTCTGCTCAGATGTTACCTTAGGTGAAAAATAAGGATTAGTAGCCATATTTTATCCGATGAAAAAGTCTGCGGGAAGTTCTTGTTCTGATCTCAAGCGTTCTCGTAGCTCAGCGATCTCCCCATTCGCCTCCTCGCGAATTTCTCTTCCATTGATTGTTACTCCACCAGGAAGCTGCATTCCTTCAAACTTAGAAAGGTTCTGCCCCCACTGTTGCTTGATCAGGGCTGTCGTCATGTCCCGCATAAACATATCGTTATACACCGACGAGTGCGTTCCTGGATCAATGACTGTATAACACTCCAACATTATATACTCACCAGCTTTAATATCATTATCGTCTATGTCGCCCCACAAATACAAGCGGTTCTGTCTGCGAGAGAATGTGGTCTGGGGGGTTCCGTTAAGGATTAAGTCTAGTGTTTCCATGTAGGCTTTGGTTTGGGCATATTGACCTAGCCCACCCCCAATCTTTCCCATTGCATGGAAATCGCTCATGGCAAACTGATACTTAAACGAAAACATATTGTTGCTGCTGATGGCGTTTCCACCTGCTAGGTTAAACATATTAACAATGTATATTACTTCAGATGGAACAGATATATATTTGTTGGTCACATCAGCCGAGGTCACTAGATACTGCAAGTAGGTGCGATTGGTTGCATCGCCGTGAAACTCCTGATACGTTAGAAAAGCATCGTCTACCCGATCCTCTATCTGATCGACATCAACGTTTATTTCTATGACAGGAGATCCCAGCTTGCGTAAGCAGTGATCGATTAAACCTTGTCTTGATGTTATGGAAGCCATATTTAATCTCTAACCTTTCTGGTTATTTATACCGGAGTTAACCGCTTGATTGCAACTGTCGTCGGGGTTGGTCCAACAACTATCTTGAGCACACGTGTACGGTTGCCGTAACCAATCTTGACTACTGTTGTATTACCGTAACCAATAGACTTAACCAATGTTGACATATGCTAGTTTCTTCTATCTAGTGACGGATGGGGTTACTGTGATCAGTCCCTGTAACAATCGTTCGATCACGGTTATGTCGCTCTCCAGATGGGATAGCTCGACATCATATACATACTGCCCATTGGTCTTCATGGCATCTGTTTGAATGTTAGTCAAACCTAATGTCATAATACCATTGGTGGGAGTGGGCATTGCCACAGAGAAGGTAATGGCGGTTGAACTATCCGCAGCATAATTTTGCTTGATATATCCCTTACCTGTGTGCCCAGTCAAGTTTTTAACAGAACCATCTTTATTTGTCAGGCTCAGTTCGAAGGAAACATCGGCGCCTTGGGCAATAGTAAAATCTTCTGAGTGTGCCATTGGTGGTCCTATTCTTATCAGTATTGCGGCTATTTATAAGTTTCAAAATACAAAAAAGCTCGCCGCAGCGAGCTTTAATAGTAACAATGTTAATTTCAAGTTACCCAATCATGGATTCTCGAGCCCATTGACTATTGCCCAAGCCTTGTAACCCGCACTACCATATGAATCCTTGTTCGCGAATGTTAGTTTATAATGTCCGTATTCCGCATCCCAAACTCCCGATACCCCTTCTGGGAAGCCTCGATTTATATCGTGAGTGTCAGTGTCGTCCGTCGGGTCGAAGACAGTGGCGACTACACCAGCATCATCAACCGGTCCGGGTCGCGGAGAAGGCGTCGCCGAAACTTCATCAGGGTGAAAGTACGCTAAATTACTTGATCCATAGAAGTCACTCATTTTAAGGGTTCTCTGCCGACCCAGAGAAACAATCACACTATCGCCTCGATTGTGACGATCGGGACCAGAAATGTAACTCCCCGGCACGCCGCCATAGGTTTCGCCCGCCGGGATGTTGGGGTTTGGTACACGAGGATTGAGGCGTACCTGTGAGACATTTAGCCACTTGCGAAAAGACAGTTCGTGTGCTTCATCCTTCACTGAGCCATAAATCCCTTCGGTATTATAATACGGCCCGGCAATAGGCTGTGGTTTTTCTTCCGTACTATAGCGTATCTTATACATTCTGGATTTCGGCGAAGTATGAATTGTTACTCCAGTCGGGTATGCGCCTTCCGCTATAGTGCGCCGAAAGTTAAATATTTCGTGGCTGCCGTTGAACCCCTTATACTCATAGTTCCCGTTATAGTTAGCGGTGCCATATGCGCCAGACGCCCCGACCAAGGTGGTGCCGAAGCGTCTAATTCGGACATGGGCGGCGTTTATTTGGCCCGGCTTTAATAGAGTGTCTGTCGACAAAACTGTCCCGAGTTGGGACCTCACCCCCGGTCCCGGCACGCGAAACGGGTAGCCATCTCTGTTGGGATTACTCTCGTTCAGGTTGGCGATACTGACAGTAAAATACGCATAGCTTGTGAACCCAAAGTACCCAGCTCTTTGTGATGCAGATTGTACATAGTTAGCGTTCCAAAAGAATATGCCCGAGGTCGTAGATGTTTTATATAGCTGTTGTAAACTTCGAAATTCGCCCGTCAATCCAGTTGGAGTGAACGGACTGCCGCCAGCAGCGGTGGCCGCAGCGCTCCGTGTGCCGGTGAAAGAGAAATTGTAATGGATACCATTGGCTTTCGACGGATTACCCGATGTATTGATGGCTTTAGCTAGAAATATTGCTGTAGTCGCTCCATTACTGGCCCGCTGAGCGATGTCGGGGCGCAGCCGCATATGATAACTAGAATTGTATGCCATTACGCTTTAATCCTATCGACTTGGTCTTTTAGCTCCTTTATTGCTTCTATGAGAAGTGGTACCAGTTTAGCATAGTCCACATTCAGAAAGTCTGTTCCATGGTCAATGTTCATTGGTGCACCACTAACAACTTCGGGTAGAACCTTCTGCACCTCTTGAGCGGATAGCCCCACCTTAATCACATCCTTTGGGGGCAAGTCATATTCTAGAGCAAGATCGCTAGACTGATATAGAAATCCAGATAAAGAACACACTTTTTCTAGAGCATTATCTAGTTCACCTACCTTTGTCTTCAGCCTCATGTCGGACCAACCAGCAGCCACATCACCATTAGTCGCAAACCCAACCGCATTAGGTCCAGTGACGTATGAGGCGGTTGCATTGCCGCCCAAGTTGACATTACAATAAATTGGTTTATCACCTCTGTTCCTTACCCAGCTGGCGTCTGTCATCCTAAATCCACCACCGTCTGAGAATAAGATTCCCGAACTTCTTGGCCAAGTCATATCAGCAGCAGACAGCTCAGCTCTGGTGTTAGCGACGGTTGTGTACTGGATGTCTCCAGTAGCCGCACTCAATGTGAGAAAGTTAGTGGGAGAGGCCAGCGCAGCGGGGCCGCCGAGATTAACTGTATTTACTGCAATATTTTTACTGGCATCTCGCCGCACAATCAAGCTAGCTGTGTTAGCATAGCTAGCAATCCCATAATTGTCACTGTCATCTAGCAACGCGTTAGCTTGGGTTGCTGTTCCATTACTAGCCAAAGCACTAACATTAGCTGCGGTTAACTCACGTGTTGACGCACCAGTAACGTGACCTTCGTCATTTACAGTGATCGAACTTACTACGGTTGCGCCGCTCTGTGCTGTTAAACCGGATCCGGTTATCCCAGTATGAATGGAGCTGTAAGTGGACTGGGAGTTGGTATAGTTGGCTGCGTCAATAACAGTACCGTCTTGGTCGGCAGTCCAGTCAATGTGCTGATTTGCGTTAATACTGGACAGCTGAGCGTGGGTGAAACCCAATCCTGCAATGTAACCAGCGCTATCTCTTTTTGCCAATGTAGCAATGTTAGCGTTTATAAGAGCTAGGTTGGCACTATCACCAGTGACCCTTGCTAGTGTATCAGCTGCTGTAGCGGAATCTTGGAGAACTCTATATGCTACTAGCGCTGCTGAATCCACATCCGCTCGAGCTACAATTGCACCACTTATATCCGTAATATCAATACGATTAATCGCATCCATGACATTACTATCTTTTATGTCGAGTAGAGATAAGTCGCCAATAAGTCTCGAAAGGGTATTAACCTTGGTCTTAAAGTTATCAATAGTATCTTGATTGTTTACAATTTCTATGGCCATTATAGCTTCTCTAGTATCAAATTTAGTTTATGATCAAGCGAGTCCATTCGATCGCTTATCTCTTGGATGCGATTGTCATTGGCAAGGGCGGCCCGTTTCCTGGCAGCCTTGCGCAGCCTCGCTTGATATACATCTGCAGTATTTATATTAAGCACCGCTCCAGAAATTGGATCCCTTGCGAAATTTCCGTTACCTTCGACTGGAATTAGACTAGACATTATACGGCCAGCGCAATGGCGCGAAGGTCTCTTACCATTGGCACAAATACCGAGTTTGTTGAAGTGAATACAATCTTCAGCTGGAACTCGGTGAATGGAAGCATTTCTCCATTCTGCCCTCCTATCAGATATTCATACTCTCTGAAATCATCGGGGCCTTCTGATGGTCCGGGATCAACAATTGCATCATGCTTAATCCATGACTGATCACTCAATACATCACCATCTCCGGCTACCCTGTAGTATAAGAATACCTCTGTGACCGCTGGCCTCATGACGGCCAAGAAAACATTAATACCAACGGCATCCTGAGCAAGGACAACTGGAGAAGTAATGTGTTTAGCTAACGTCGTGCCTCCAGTTGGACTAGTCTCAGGAACCCACCTTCCGAGTACCGGATTATTAAATCCAACTGTCGCAGACTCGTCGGGACGATCAATAATATTGTTAAGATAGGTCATTGAAGTGTTTTGCAAATCAATTACAGGGGACACTTTGTCGCTAGTAGTTGACAACGTAACCTTCAAATCTATTGACCTTTCGTCAAACGCTTGCGCGTCATAAAGCCCACCTTTATCAGTCTCTAGTATTACTTTGGGGGACGGGAAATAATTCCACTGCTCGTTATCCAAAGTAGAATAAGAGGTCTCCTTTAGCTCGTAAGTTCCTATCTGCCCGGCCAATGAACTACCTTGGGTCAGCTTTGATTCAAACAACATTGAGGTTTTGGAAAAATTCATATTTGAGATCTCGGGTCGGATAATATCAAACATTGCATTGTGTGTTGCCATCATGCCCCTCCCACCGAATTGTCCGGTTGAGGTTGCAGCAGAATCCGCCTCAAAGAAATACCCGTGACCATCGGCTTGAGTAACAGTATGTGTGCCCTCAATAGACCCGGCCCACGTCATGCCTCCAAACCTTACATCATTATACAGGGCCGCTTCCGCCGAGGCGCCGCCAGCTGGCAGGAACCGACTAATAGTAACCTTATCACCTCGATTCGTCTTGAAACCGTTATTCGGATGCTGAACGTATACTGTGTTATCGCCACTATCCATCTGGAATGGGTCTTGCCTTAGACTCATTGCAGGAACTTTGAGATTGTAAAACTTTTGATAACCTCCAGCTGTATTAAATTTTGCAGAGTACAGCTTAAACATCATATCTCGGTTCTGCGAAGGTTCCCAGGTCTTCCCATTCTGGGACAAGAATAACGACCCCGTATGAGGCTGGGATGTTATTTTCTTGGTAGTAGATCCGAGCTCAAACTCACCGGTAGATGCCACGTACACATTGTAATCTAAAGCATCTGAAAGAAGAACAATGGCGTACCCCTGTCCTGGGGACAGATAAATGGGCTCATCCAACTCGAAGGTGGTTGATGTAGCTTGTACATTGCTAAGATTGGGTCCCAGACTGACGTTGACGGCTGATGGTGCCTTAGAAACAGATGCCAAAAATTCCTCAGAAGATGGGACACCATTAACTAGAGGTCTAATTTCCATCATTACAACTGTGTTGCCTTCGGCCGGCTTGGTGGCGAAGAATATATCAACTTTAGTTACAAAATAACCATCACCGTCTTCAATGTGAATTGACTGTGCCAACGGATCTACCCGACGGACGGCAAATGTCTCCGTCTGTGATCCTTTAATCTTAACGGTGCGAGTTGTCTGATAGGTGTTTTGCCACTTCTCTATTATCCCACTTGACCTATATTCCGCAGTAGCTTGATTTGACGCTAGTTCTGGGTTGTATTCAGAAATATCCAATAAGGAAAACCGCAGTGGTTGGCCAGCAAGAAACCGGAGGCCGCCCGCAATGCTTTGGTTAGGAACATATAATGAACCAGTCAGAGTTCCATTGGAATTACTCTGCAGAGTAGTAGAGCCATATGGCGAAGTCAGCGCCTCTGTGCCCTGATCACCATATTCTAGGGCGTCGCCACTCGTTAACAGGAACTGGGCCTCCATCTTACACCAGGACGAAACATCCTGCTGGTCTAAGAATGGAAAAAATCGTGTATTTGATCTAAGCCCAGTAGCTTGAAAGAATACTCGGCGAGAGCGACAAAAAATGGGTTCTTCAGTTAAATGTTCTACCCTTTTATGACTAACCAACTCGCGGTCAACCTCAATGGAATCAATTCTGTTAGTGGTTGTTGTTGTAACAGTACCCGGCCAGAGCGCTGTTGTATTGCCCCGAATACTGCGGTTGCCTGCCGCACGAGCGACGCTCCTATTAATGACGTCACCGGCCGTTCCGGTACCGTGCCAAGAAAACTCTGCCTCGTTCCAAAAGAGGGCACCACTGGTATCAAAAGATGTTGAAATGGGGTTGTCCACATCCTCGATGGTTGACTTACTCTTCCATGAATCAATTGTTGGACTAATCTCCAGATTGCCTGTCCCCGTTGTAACCTGAAACGGGTTAACATTCTCAGTACCCGAGCAGATTGGTTGAGACACCTCTACTTCATGGGTATAAGCTAAGTATATGTTATCCCCTTTCTGTACTACATTGCTACCGAGTTCCGTGACCGCATGCATTTTTATATTATTATCTACGAACGACGGACGTACCCTTCCCTGTTGAGGATCAACCGCTGCTCGATAGTTTGGGTTAACTCGACCGTTGCTGCCTTTATTATCTGACATACTGTAGTTTTTAAAGTTATCTACTAAGAACCCGGATTTGGTTCTTGACAAGCCATCGCTATCGAACACTTGCCAATTAGCTGTATTAGTTTCAAGAAGGCTAAGGGCTGTAGTTCGTTTTAGATCAACCAGGTCATCTTCTATATCACCAATATCTGCCATAGTATAATGTCTAGCTCTAGAACGTGTTGCTCGCAAGTCGTTGATGTGCAACGTATTGGGGTTCATTTCAACACTATGCAACTCAAGAACTCCAGTCATGGAGCTCGTGTCCGGAAACTGGGGGTCGAGTGATTCGTTTCCTTTAATAATGGACACTATGCCCTTTTCGTTAATAATAATTTTATCTTTGCGCCCCTGATAATATGTGGTGTCGGATGTAACCAGCGTTCCAGATAACGGCAACTGGTTGATGTTGGCGGCGGGATATTGTCCATTTGAATCTTGGACGGGCCTAAAGTCTAACACGTCTCTTAGGCTGACGGTTTCGGCAGTATTCTTTCTAAATTTTGGAACAGCACCGTAATTTGGACCTGCCGCATAAGAGTTAATAGCGAAGAAGTCTCCGGCTCCATGAGCAAAGTGAGTAAACCTAGCAAAAATATTCCCAGCCGGTGCTGACAGCCCAGGCTTTAGGAGCAATCTCCCAAGACTATAAAAGTTGTCCCGTTGACCATTATCCAGATCAAACAAACTCGTCTTATCTTCTATACCATCGCTGTCTACCAGGCGCACCCTATCAACCGAGAATATATCAGCACGGTTTAGAGGCACCCACTTATTGCCAGACCCATCGCTGTCCAATCCTACCGCCACTGTGGCTGAGGTTAAAGTTTTAGATCGTACTACGCCGTCACCCACTTTTACAATAGCCATAATGGTGGTGGCGCCGTCTGGTAAAGTAGAACCGTCTCCAGAAAGAGTAATGGACGTGGAACTATTAACGGTCACCGTAAAGCCCGATAATATATCACCATCAGCGTCAGCGACTATCCAACTGGCAGTCTGGGTTAATGATTCTCCGGAGGCGGACACAGAGACTGTTACAGAGTTACTACTCGCGGTCAGGTTGAACTCTCTCATTACAAACAGGTCTACATCTTCCATAACCTTAGAGCGCACCCGCGGCATAGGAAATAGTAAACTGTGATTAGCCATCCCTCTGAGCGTTGGCTGACCGTAATCAGTTGCTATTAGTGGATCAATATAGTCTGACGTTCCAGATCCTATACTCCTGACTAATCGGAAATTTTTTGTTGGAATCATCTTAATATCAAACAGGTAAGCTCGATAATTCGACCCATCCCGAGCTACAGATCTAATCCGACACGTTCCAATAACAGTGCCCGACCCACCAATCGCAGCATACAAATTAACGGTCGGGAATGTAGTTATATTTGGAAGTCCTTTCTGGACAGAGAATAATACATAATTACCATAGTTGATCGGAATAGTTTCTTCTGACATTTGGACAACACTTACTGGCTTTTCAGATAAAAACCTAACTTCTTCGTCGGAGTGTGTCGCTCGATATCCATTGACATATGCAACCCCTGACGATATCTTAACGTTAAACGCAGGAGAAAGAGCCGAATCCTGAGTTACACTAAAATTAAATGGCTTGACAATATAGTCTCCAGACTCTTCTTTAGTTCGCAGAGCCATCAAATCTAGTATCTTATTATATCCTTCATCCCCCTCGACCTGAGTAACAATTGCCCCGTCTCTAATTTTGCAGACGTATACAAAATTTGTGTCAGAATCTATTGTGGCTTGATCTGCTAACTGAAGTCTAATTCTATAACGATCGGCGCCAGGCGATGTGAAGTTTGGAAGGGCTCCCTGATTATCATACAGATCGTTGGTTTCCGCAACCGTAACAATGTCTTGAATAATTCTAAAACCAATAACAGCTGTGGGGGTTGCACTATACTTACTGATAATAATAGAATGGGGATGAGCGAAGACAAAGTGTCCTTCAACAAAGAAATCCCCAGCAGCACTTGATGCCACCAATCCTTGTCCGGAAGGAGCCTCGTTTACGCAGGTTAACTCTACTGAACCGCCATCTGGCTTTACAACAGACAATACTTCATTAACCTGAAATTTGGGAGGCGTTGTAGTATCTGCCCCACCCGATCCTGATGGGGTTGAGGTATATGTTATATACAGGGTATTGGGGTCGTCGCCTATGGCATTGACTCTATCCAGTATTTTAGCTACTGCTCCATTGGCGCCAGTAATAACACCACCCCGCAATAAAATTGAGGTGTTATTGTTCCAGCCACTGCCGGTTACTTTTACATAATCATAGGCAGTTACAGTTATACCGCCTGGGTTTACTGCGGCGCCCTCTTTGAATATATTATTACCAAACCTAGACATTTCCCTTTGAATAATAGTCTGGAGCTGAGTTAACTCTCGAGCCTGAACGGATTTGCCAGAGTTAAACAAAACTCGATGGTACCCAGCGCTGTCTGAAAAATCATCCTTATACGTAGAGCGAAATAAGTTATCGATTAAAGGATTATCGGAGGTTGTTGGGATTGGGAGAATTGTTTCCCCGCCATAAATATTGAAGTTTGTCATATAGTATCCAATTACACCTTAACTATTATTTTAATGTCTTCTGTTTGTTCATTAGACCGAACCACCGCCCCACGATTGTCGAGGAATAATAAATCACCACTGTGTGGGTTTATATCTGGTGGAATGAATTTGGCCGGATTTACGGTTGTGGCATCAGGAAGAGTATAAGACATCGAAGGAGAGATCGTCCCAGCGCCAATACCTACAGTTTCACTTATGGCCTCGCCGGCATTAAAGTCTTTAAATCCAGTAGCTTCGTCCTGGTGGTAGTATAAATCATTTCCCACCACCGCATCTAATATAGCCTTGGCCGCCGACACGCTCCCCAAAAGAATTGCATCAGGTGTGAAATCGCTAACAATGTTTGATAATTTCAAATGCTTCAAACACGTTCCTGTCCCATCTGTGTAATCCGAATCGGCAGAAATCCACTGTTTGGGGTTACGGACCAACGCGACTTGTCTGAAATCGTTTCCTATGACAAAGTCGTTATCTTGAGACCCAGTGGGCTTGGCTGAGAACATTAAAGCTGTTGCCTTCAAGTCTTCTGTGGGATCATATCCAAATCCAAGTTTTGGTGATATTGTGGCCCTTGCTATTGCCTGGCCAGCAGCTCCCGTTGAAACGCCACCCCCAGTAATTGCTACGCTAGCAAAGTTATACCCTGATCCCATTTTAGAGCCAGCGCCAAATAAGCCGCCGGCGCTGTCGTCAATTTCAATTTTAACAACCGAGCCGCCGGATACAAAAGCTGTTGCTTGCGCTCCTGCACCATCACCCAAAATAGCGACGGTTGGCGTCCCGGTGTATCCCGACCCCCCATTGGTCACCTGGATGGTGTTTATCTGACCAGAGACTGCAGCATTGTGGACAGAGGCCTGTTCAACTTCTGACGCAAGGGCAGTGCCCGACGCTCCCGCAGCAGTGTCTATATATTTTACGGGAAAAAAGTTAGCCGCAAGAAAATTATTAGCATCTACTGAGTTTAATGAATAACAAAATTTCCATATATAACCATCAGCCGTCTCGAATGGACTGACGCTAACGCCAGTCGGCTGAATTGTGGAAAGAGTTGCCGTCCCTAAGATATCCGTTCCCTGCCTTATGCAGATGTACACACGGTTGACGTCAGATAACACATAATAAGGATGGATTGGATATTCAACGGTGGCATCATCGTAACTCGAGTACAACGAGTTGTTTGACCAGTTGTTTCTAGGCACGACTTGTGAGTGCGCAGCAACCTGTATCATTGACTGCATTGAATTCTGCATGAGCCGCACATCGCGCACCGAGTTGTAGGGGACTGGAGTATTATCCTGAGCGTCCCAAATTTCTCCTCGACCAATAGCAATGTAATAATGATTATTGGTAGTGTCGCTTATATCAGCGGTGAGCTGTGATATAACCCTTCGCCTCAGCGAATCTGTAATTATAGCTGGCATGTTATTGGATTCTCATTAACTTGTTATCGGGTTTATTTAGGTTCATATTATTCTTCCAGATACAGCGACACAGAGGCGACGATTGGATAATCGGAGTCTTGTAGACCCTTTCCTTTAATACGAATGGAAGTGATTTGGGAAACGTTCCCTGCGTCGGAATCCCTCCACACAACTGCGGTCGACCCTACCTCTTGACCATCGTTGACATTGTATGAATGATAATCACATCTTGCTGTCTTGAATACATTGAATCCATTAGAAAATCCCTCCAGTTTAATATCGACGTTGCCCCAGAGCAACGTCGATAGATATGGGAGTACCAGGCCCGAATTTAACCCTGGAGCTGACGCAATTTTGTTGGTATTGGTTTCGGTTATAATAGAGACGCCGTTATATACAGCGTTGGTTTGTGAATGGTATTGACCGGCAGCCGAATCGCCATTGAATTCAATGATTATATTGCTAG